CTTTACAAAAAAATAAATATATGATAATATCTCACAAACATAAATTTATTTTCTTTCACTCCCAGAAGACAGGGGGAACATCCATTGCTCACGCGATGTTTCCTCACTTGGGAAAAGAGGATGAGGTGATAGGATACAAAAATCTACAAGAAAAAAACCCCGAGTCCCCGCTCTCTAAGCACTCTTCTTGCTTAAGTGTTTTTGATTCTATGGATATTGATGTTTATAAAGACTATTTCAAGTTTGCGTTTGTCAGAAATCCCTATGACTTATTCGTTTCCCTTTATCACTGGTGGCAAAAAACCCCCTCTTGGGATGATCCGTCCTTACTACAAACAAGACTGAGTAAGGTAGAAAGTTTCGAAGAATTTTGTTATAGATATGAACAAATTAAAAAGCCTTATAATTTTTTATATGACAATCACTTTTTTAGCACTCAATATAAGTACTTTTTTTTTAATGACAGTCTTTTATTTAATTTTTTAGGAAGATATGAAACCCTTCAAGAGGACTACGAGAAAATATGCAAAATCATAGGGATGCGTTCATCTACCCTTGAAAAACTAAATGCATCAGAAAGAGACATAAACCACAGAATCTACTATAATGAAAATTGCATCAAATATGTTAAGCGAAAATACAGAAAAGAATTAAAAACATTTAATTATAAATTTTAATATGCTCTCGTAGCTCAATTGGATAGAGCATCTGTCTTCTAAACAGAGGGTTCTGGGTTCAAGTCCCAGCGGGAGTACCACTTGCAATGAAAGAAGATATAAATAAAAAATATTTAGATGACCCCAAGTTCCGACGTATAATAAACAGTCTAATGAACATAGAGCTTACAGTTGTCGCGACAAGCGGGTACTTTGATCCTCTACATGTGGGGCATATAGAATATCTTGAGGAAGCAAAAAGACTAGGTGATAAACTAGTAGTAATTGTTAATAACGATGAACAGGCTAGGCTCAAAAAGGGGAAACCCTTTATGACCCAAGAGGACAGATTAAAAATTGTAAAATCATTAAGGTGCGTAGATGAAGCTTTTATTTCTATTGATACTGATCTTTCTGTATGTAAATCTTTGCGGTTATGTATTCCGCATATTTTTGCGAATGGGGGAGACAGAAAGCAAGAAGAGATACCCGAGGCTACGATCTGCAGAGAGCTTAATATTGAAATGTCAGACGGGCTTGGACTCAAAATAAGATCATCATCTAATTACACAGGACTAAAGAGTGGTTAAAAAGTGTAATATAATTACACCATGCAACTAAAATACTATGAATGCCCCTATTGCTCACCAGCAGTTGATAATCGATTAGTACTTAATCGGTTAGATGGGGTAGAATCAAAGCCGGTATATAAGTGCGGAAAGTGTGGCGAAGAATTTAATGCTACTCAAGATTTCAGAGAGACTCAGTATCGTAAAATAAAAGATGGTTGATCCCCTCCCTTCTTAATTCTCCTGATCCTTCAGTTTTTTAAGCTCCCCCTTCAGCTCTGTTACAGCTGCTTGAAGGTATTCGATGCGAAGGTCTTGTTTGGCATCATCTGGCAAAGCTCCCAGTTCTCCTCTGGGCCATTTAACCCTAAATTCGCTATTCATCTCGACGGCATCCTGCATTCGAATTACATCCAATTGCAGCTGTGAGAGTTGGGCAGTCAAGGTGAACCATACGCCGGCAATTGCCAATATGCCCATTACTATACCGACTAGTGTTTTTATGTCTAAACTGATTTGCGAAGACTCTTTTAGGCTTATTTTTCCACTCATAACGATCTTTTCTTAAATTACACGGAACATAGTTTAATTGAATACTTTTTTAAGTATTTTATTAATTTTTCACGATTTTTTGTAATTGTGTAAATTTTATTAGTATAATTATTATGAAAAAATTACTATCCTCTTTAATTGTAGCTTCTCTTCTAGTCCTCCCCGTGAAAGCCGAAGAAAAGAAAAAACAAACCACAGCAGAACATTTACAAAACGTGTCTGTAACGATTAGGGCAGAGGGCGAATTTTCAGCTGGTGAAGGCTCGGGGGTGGTTTTTACAAGAAAGGATACAAAAGGAAATTTAGTAAATTTTGTATGGACTGCCGGACATGTAGTTGATAACCTGAGATCTACACGGAGTGTTGTCGTAGACGGCAAACCTAAAACTCTGGTTGAATTTAAAGATCCCCTAGTTGTTAAAGAGATCAGACAAAACGGACGAACAGTAGGACGCCTGCAAATGGATGCTGAAGTTCTTAAGTATTCCGACGCAAAAGACGGTCATGATTTAGCACTGTTGCGAGTTAGAAAGCTTAATTTCGTAAAAGATTCTGTGACCTTTTATCTTGAAGAAAAAATTCCGCCCCTAGGCGAAGATCTCCTACACGTTGGAAGCCTACTGGGTCAAATGGGAGCAAACAGTATGACTGATGGAATTTATTCACAGCATGGCAGATTAATTAAAAGCTTGAACAAGCATGTATTCGACCAGACAACCTGCACGGCTTTTCCCGGTTCCAGTGGTGGGGGTGTCTACCTAAAATCTGACGCCAGATACGTAGGGATGCTAGTTAGGGGAGCGGGAGAAGGATTTAATCTCATTGTCCCCGCGCGCAGGATGCAAGACTACTGCGAAAAGCATAAAATCATGTGGGCTTTAGATGAAAAGGTCAAGATGCCTACCGAGGAGGAACTAAAGAAGCTTCCTATCGAGCACGAACCAAAAGGAGAAGCTGAAGAAACCGAAGAAACTGAAGAAGAAAATGCTGCCAAAAAGCTGTTCCCCTTCAGACTAAGAGTCACATATCCAAGAATCTTAATCTTAAAATAAAAAAAACTAATATGAAAACATTAATTATTATCTGTAGTTGTGCCATGCTTATCGCCTCTGGCTGTAAAGACGCCGCTGTTTCAGGGTGTTCAAATTGCTCGTGTAATGCGGGATGCTGTGAGTCCGGGGCATGTTCTGTGGCAGACTGTAACTGCTCTTGCGAGAAATCTTAAAAATACAAGGGGGACAAAAAGTGGTAAGGTTTTTAACTTTGCCGCTTTTTTGTTCTTTTTTATAAAAAAAAGTGTAATTCTTAAAGTAATGAAGATCGAACATAAAAAATATGTCTGGGAGGTTGACCTTTTTGACGGAGAAGCTGGTGGCCTACAGAGTGCAGGGAAGTTTGGCGGCAAAAAGCGCAGCGAACTCAAAGACAGCGATTTTCTTGACCCTAAAAGGCGATCATTCCCAGTAATGTCCTGCAAAGATGTAGAAGATGCCGTAAGCTCGTGGGGGATGTATAAGGGCTCAATGAGCTTTGATGAATTCAAAAGTAAATTGACGAGTCGCGCCAAAGAACTTAACTGCGAAGACGCGCTTCCCGAAAAATGGGTAAAGGCCGCTAAAACCAAAAAGGAATGGGAGAAAATAGACAAAAAAGAACTTGATCGTGACTCCAAAAAAGAAAAAGGCGAACACGAAAAAGACGCCATCAAAGATGATGAAGACAAAATCAAGAAGCTAAAGAAAGGAAAGCCCTCTGAAAAGAAAAGCGTAATGGTTCATGATCTTAAAAAAGATGAAAAGTTCGACAAGAAAGACAAGACCGCGACTTCTAAAAAGGGACTTCCCCCGTGGCTAAAGAAGGATAAAAAAGAAGATAAAAAAGACGGCAAGAAGGGCGATAAGAAAGATGATAAAAAAGAAAAAGGCAAGGATGACAAAAAGCTTCCGCCATGGCTAAACAAAAAAAAGAGTAAATCAACAGACTATTCAGACCTGTATAAAAAAGTCTCTAACAAGAATAAATAAGATGCCCCTCCCCTCAAAAAAAGATAAAGAGCCTCAATCAGAGTTCATCTCACGCTGCATGGGGGACAGTGTAATGAATAAAGAGTTTAAAAACAAAAATCAACGTGCAGCTGTCTGCTATAATCAATACAAAAAAGCCAAAAAAGTAAGAGCCTCAGACCACAAAAGCTGTAAAGATCCCTTTTGGGATGAGTTTTCTAATGAATTTTTTACTATTTATTAGAGAGTCTTCTTAACTGTTCTATAATTCGACTTGTGTTTCCAAAATCTATTGAATTTGTTTTAATAGTATTAGTATAATTAAAATCAACATCTATTCTCAATCCTGATACGCGCTCCTCTGGGGTAACATACTGCTCTACATAGTCCATCAGCCCTAGATCCTTCATATAAATGAAGTAAGCATCCTTCATCTCTTGCTCCACCTCTATTAAATTATATAATTTTAGATCACAACTAGAAAATGCCATAACGTATCTAATAGCCAGACTGTCACTAAGAGGGGTGTCAATTAAAAGAGATGATGTAATCAAATTCACATTACTCTTTACACCGGTGTAATTATATGTGTGAGGACAAAACCTAAAATTGTTCAATTAAACGGACTACACATCGAGGTGTACAAAACAAAAATTAAAATACACGACGTTGTGAACGACGTTAGTTCTCTCGAAGCTGAAAAAATAGTATCCTACCTTTATCGTGAAGGGTTTATTGAGCGAAAAAGCATAGTCTGTGAGATACTGCGAAGCAGCGAGGAAGACATTGAGGATGACGAGGAATAAAAATGGCCCAGCTAAACGCAAATGTACCTTACGTTCAATGCTTCATTAGAAATAAATATATTTTTCCGGAAGATGACGAAGGTCTTACTGAGGGGTATATATTTGGATGTAAATCCATGCTCAATAGGCCTATGCATTTCCATTTTCAATCCAAGTTCGGAGCAAATTTTTGGATGATGCCAATTTCAGCCTTTTGCCATAAAAAAGATTTTGATATTTTATCAACAGAGGAAGAAAAGCGGCTCTCCATGCTTCAAACGTGGGACTGTCAAAGCAATAACATTGCGGTTACAACATTTGCCTTTTTACAACACAAAAGGGTGGATGTTCATTGTCGAGATGATGTTTGGCGCTCTGGTAAATACCTATTTACGATTGATGATTATGAAGGAGACCTTAACGAGCTTAATGTCGGATACGCCAACGACACTGACAGTAAATGTTACCAATTCATAGTGCTAGATGATGGAAATTTTTGCATACCCCCAAACAATCTACTAAGGTGGCACAATCCTGACTTTATAGTCCCATACCCCAAGGATAATGTACCTAGACTCCGAGTATATTCTGATCAAATGAGCTCCGAAGATGTTGACAGAAGTTATGGCAATAGTCCTTATTTTTTTTATAACCAAGAACCCCAAAAGAAAAATGAAAGAAAAAAAAACAGTAAAGAAGAAGATGCACAAAACAGCTGATCCCACTTGGGATGCTCAGACTTATGGCAATTCAAGCAAAAACCCCTTTAATGTAGATTGGATAAAATACCACAATCCAATAGAGGGCCGCGATCAAATAATATTCCTCTACAGTGATAAAGAAACTAAAAAAATTATAAAGCACAGAATACTGCAGTAGTCACGTGATTAGGTGTAAGTAAAGATACTGTGAACTTTTCTCTCAAGGAGTATCTATTACGAATCAAGTCTGAAGCTATTCAGGCTGGATACTCCTTAAGAATTGACGAAAGTGAGATGGATACCGTCAGTCTAGTTTCCAACCCAAAGTCCAATAAGGTTGGGATGGCATTAATTGCTCCCAGTGTTTTTGGTGATTTAAAAATACGGACCTTTTTAATTAATCAACGCAAATATCAATGGGCCAAAGACGAAGGGTTTAGCCTTGACGAAATGATAGAGCTAAAAGGGGAGGGGGTTTTTCTCGAGGTGGATCCCAGAAAAATGGTTAATTTTTTATTATAAATTTTAATTCTTTTTATATACAATACTATAATGAAAAAAAGCCTACAATTACTAGATGAGATTCTTGTAAAAGCTGAGCACGACAACAGGGTGGAGTGTTCATCGGAGGGGGCTCTATTTGAAAGCTTTTATGTATTTCACCTAAAAAACCTTAGAGAATTAATCATAGAAGAAAGTACTGAAAATTTTCCATTCACAGAAGAAGAAGAAAAACAAATTGAAACATCCCTCCAACAAGCTATAGGAAGGAATTCTGGTGATGAAAAAATTCAATAAAAAATACTTCCAAGAAAAATACCTTTTAGCTTATAAGAGTGTGAACTGGTGGGAACAAGAGGTGGGGGAGCTTGTATCTTTCTTTGAAAATCTAGAAAATAAGAAACTTAAACACAAATACAGTAAAAGAATACTAGATCACAACGCGAATGCTTATACAGCCCTATGTGGACGTGGGAATGTAGAAGCTAAAATCCTAGACGAAATAGAGAAGGAATTTAAAAAATATAATGCCTCGAAAAAGAAAAAGTAAAATGTATCTAGTTCTCGCTGAGAGCAACAACTACACGCAGGGGGCCTTCCCATACACGGAGGAGGGAAAAAGAATGGCTGAAGAACTTGTTGAAAAGGCCTACATCAAAACTCAAGAATCCTTCTATATAACTGAAAAGTAATGACGCTATAACACAGTATATCGTCCACCATAGATAGTTTTTCGCTTCGGTTCTAAATTAATAATTCCCGGACTTTTCCTTGATGTCAAATTAAATGAAAAAAAAATTGACAAAGCTGATTCAAGGATCTAAGATATCGATCTATGACAGAAGATAATAGTAATAACAAGAGATCCGCAATGACGACTGTAAAAACAGTATATGCCCGCGCCGCCTTAATGGTGATGTGCCTGAATGTACTGTTGACCGGATACGCCATCGCAGAATTAGCAAACATGCAGACCACTACTGATCAAGTTGGCCCCTCACGAACGACGCAAACTGAACAGTTATCAACACCAGAAGAGCCCTCTGGAGACAAAACTGCCACCTCGGTAGAGGGAGTGGCTTCCGACAAAGAATAGGGCTTGACACCAACACTAACACACACTATATTAAAATAATATGAGCGAAAACCAAAACACAAACACAAACGAGAACCAAAACGCTAACATCGGAGCTCTCTGGGCACGAGAGAGCCGCAACACCAACCAAAAATACTTGGCTGGCCATGTAAAAATGGAGGTTGATGGCGAAGAAAAAACTGTTAAATTGGTAATTTTCAAAAATAACCGCAAGGAAAAAGAAAACCAACCAGATTATCAGATCTACAAGGCTCGGCCAGCACAGCCGCAGCCCGAGGCTACGACAACCAGCGAGAGCAATACTAACGAGAGCAATAGCGACGACTTGCTTTAGTTTATTAAGTCCATAGCTCCAAACACATGATCGGAAGAAAGTTTCTTCCGATTTTTTTTGTGTTTTTAAAAAAAAAACACTATATTAACTATATGGATTTTGCAGTAAATGTGCCCCTAGGCAGCGTCAGTTTCGGACAGGTTTCAACAGCCATTCTTCGAGAGATCAAAAAGAAAGGACACAGTCCCTGTATTTTTCCCATACAGGATAACGTAGACCTTGCTACACAGAACCACGATAAAGAATTCTTAGAGTGGATACAGAGCGGGATCGCGAAGTCACAGTCCTCGCACAAACGAGATATACCAATGCTTAAACTTTGGCATCTCATGGGATCACTTGAATCATTTAGCAAAAATCAATTCCTTTTTACTTTCTATGAATTAGATCAACCAACGAAAGAGGAAATTAACATTGTAAAAAACAATGCTCAGGTTTTTTTATCAAGCAGCGAGTCAACAAAGACCTTTGAAACCTTTGGGGCCACCAATATTTCCACCATCCCCCTTGGGTTTGACAAGCATAATTTCGAAAGGAAAAATAAAAAATACTTCGAAGATGAGCGCATCACCTTCAATATGGTGGGCAAATTTGAAAAAAGAAAACACCACGACAAAATAGTAAAAGCATGGCTAAAAAGATTTGGAAATCAAAAAGAATATTTCCTACAAGCAGCAATTTTTAATCCATTCTTGAGCGGCGAAGATAATCAAAAGATTGTAGGCTCTCTTCTCCAAAATACAAAATATTTTAATGTTAATTTTTTTGGATTCATGGCTAAAAATAGTCTTTATAATGACTTCCTAAACTCCGGAGACGTTGTTTTAGGAATGTCTGGGGCTGAGGGGTGGGGCCTTCCTGAATTCCAGTCCGTCGCCATGGGTAAGCACTCAGTGATTCTTAATGCTTCTGGCTATAAAGAGTGGGCAAATGAAAAAAACTCGGTTCTTGTTAGTCCCTGTGGGAAAATTCCCGCTTACGATGGGGTCTTTTTTAAAGAGGGGCAGTCGATTAATCAGGGGAACATTTATGACTTTGATGAAGACTCTTTCATTGAGGGATGCGAGAGAGTGATTGAAAAAGTTAAAGAGAATCGAACAAATGAAGAGGGGTTAAAGTTACAAGAAGAATTTACTTACGAAAAAACCACCAATTCCATTTTAGAACACATGGAGAAAGTACAATAGAATGCCGATATATACCTTTGAACATCCTACGACACTCGAGCAGCTCGATCTCCTTCAAAGGATGAAGGACGATCACATCCACATTGATGAAGGAGGCATAGAGTGGAACCGTGTATTCACGAGCCCCAATGCTGCCATTGATACGCGCCCAGATATATTTTCCACCAACTCGCTAGCTGGTGCTACTAATAATAAAAAAGATAGCTACGAGGATCTCGTAAAGAGATCACAAGAGGCCAGTGATAAAAGAGCAGAAAAAACAGGGGGTCGGGATCCCGTAAAACAGGTGTGGTACGACAATTACGCAAAAAAGAGACAGGGCAAACGCCACCAAAGTGACCCCAAGTTCAGCGACGGCTCTTAAAGAGTGATACACTTTTAAAAGGGGTAATTGACAAAAAGTACACTCTAGTGTTTTTTTTCTTTCTTTTTCTTAAAACTCATGTAATGATGGGTATGTATAAAGGATTTCAAGATGTCAGATAAACAAATTCACGTAAAAAAACGGAACGGTAGGCTTCAGAAACTAAACATTAACAAAATAAATCTGTGCGCCGAAAGAGCGTGTGAAGATATTGATAATGTATCGGCTAGTGAAGTGGTGCTGGACGCGCACGTTCAATTCTATGACAAAATCACTACCAAAGAAATAGATAAGGGACTTATCCTAAGTGCACGACAAAAAATTGAAAAAGAACCCAATTACTCTTACGTTGCCTCTAAATTATTACTTTTCAACATCCACAAAGAAGTTTTTGGAGAAAGCCGAGACAGCGATGCCTTTGAGCATCAATATAAATTAGCATTTATTAGAAATACTAAGAAACTTGTCGAAGAAGAAATTTTAGATGAGAGATTGCTAGATTTTGATCTCACCAAGTTATCAGATGCTCTAGTGCTAAGTCGAGATTTAAAGTTTAAGTACTTAGGCTTGCAAATTTTATATGATAGGTATCTTCATCATGTTAATGACCGACGCATGGAAACGCCTCAGGCATTTTGGATGCGCGTAGCAATGGGGTTAGCTCTAAATGAAAAAAATAAAGAATCAAAAGCAATTGAATTTTACGGAGCATTGTCTCAGTTTCATTTATGTTGTTCAACTCCTACTCTGTTTAATAGTGGCAGTACCCATAGTCAGCTTTCTAGTTGCTACCTTAATACTTTCGACGATTCCATTGATGGTATATTTGAAGGTCTGTGGCAGGAAGCTAGAAAAAGCAAGTACGCTGGAGGTCTTGGCTTCGATGTTACTAACTTCCGTGCTTCTAATTCTTATGTTAAAGGCACTAATGGTAAGTCTTCTGGCTTAATTCCGTGGCTTAAAATTTACAATGATACATTAATTGCGGTAGACCAAGGAGGTAAAAGACCGGGGGCTGGATGTGCATATCTTGAGCCTTGGCATTTAGATATTGAAGACTTTCTTGAGCTAAAGAAAAACACAGGAGATGAGCGACGCAGATGCCACGATATGAATACAGCGAACTGGATTCCAAACCTATTCTTAGATCGTGTGGAAGAAGATGGGAGTTGGTATCTATTTTCCCCTTCAGATGTAGATTTGCATAATTTGTGTGGAACAGATTTTAATAAAAAATACAAAAAGTATTGTCTCATGGCCGATGAAGGTGAGCTACCCAACCACAGAATCATAAAGGCAAAAGACTTATGGAAAAAAATGCTGCGGACTCTGTTTGAGACAGGTCATCCTTGGATGACATTCAAGGATAACGCCAACTTCCGTTACTCAAATAAACACTTGGGAGTCATTAATAGCTCAAATTTATGTACTGAAATTTTCTTGCACACTAAACCATCAAGGTTTAATGAGGGTGAAAAAACTGAGATCGGAGAAACTGCCGTATGTAACTTAAGCTCAGTTAACCTCAAGGAGCACCTTAAGAAAGATGGTAAATTAGATTTTAAACTTCTAACCAAGACCATTGCCACCCAGATGCGAATGCTAGACAATGTAATTGATTTAAATTTTTACCCCACAAAAGAAGCCGAGAAGTCTAACATGAGACATCGACCAGTTGGCGCTGGAAGTATGGGGTGGGCTGATGTATTTCATTCCTATGAGGTTAATTTTTCTAGTGATGAAGCCGTTAAATTCTCTGATGAACTTTATGAGTTTATCTCTTATCACTGTATTTTAAATTCCAGTAAGATCGCTAAAGAAAAAGAACCCTACTCTACTTATAAGGGATCGCTTTGGGATCAAAATATCTTACCTATTGACACTTATAAAGAGCTTATGGCTTTTCTTGATGAGAAGCCTATCATTCATAGGGGTAAAAAGTTCTGCCCCGAAGTAGAGTGGAAATATCTTCGTCAGCACATTGCAGAAAACGGAATGCGTAATAGCAATACCATGGCTATTGCCCCGACGGCCACCATATCCTACATACAGGGGTGTTCCCCGTGTATCGAACCTGACTTTTCTGTTCTTTTTGTTTATGAAAACAAAAGCGGCAATCTAACTATCATAAACGAGTGGTTTATAAGCGAATGTCGCAAGAGAGGGATCTGGAACCAAGCCATGATTGATGCCGTAAAGGCCGTAGATGGCGATCTCAGCCGTTTAAATGGAGATATCCCCCCAGACCTTAAGGACCAGTTCCGTACAGCTTTTGATCATGATCAATTCAAGCTTATTGATGGGGCTGCTGCCAAGCAAAAGTGGATTGACATGGGGCAGTCTTTAAATTTATTTAATAAAACTACCTCTTTAAAATATTTGCATGATTTGTATTTTTATGCTAAAAATAGAGGACTTAAGAGTACGTACTACCTAAGGAACCGAAGTGCTAGTGAAATCGAGAAGTCAACTATCTCTGATGGTGACAGTAATACAAGTGTTAGTGATGGTGGTGAAACTCCTTCTGAGGCTTGTTCGGTCTTAGATCCAACGTGTGAAAGCTGTCAATAAGATGAGTCAGAGTGGACTATTATTAGATGAGGGGCATTCGGGGGTAAACCAGATTTTACCACACAAACACGAATTTGCATGGGGTTTATTTCTTAAGGGTGTCGCCAACAACTGGTCTCCTGCTGAAATAAATATGAGTGACGACATTGAGCAGTGGAAAAACGGATCACTAAGTAAAGATGAAAAATTACTTGTTAAAAGGTGTCTTGGTTTTTTTGCTGGAAGTGAATCCCTAGTGGGTAATAATCTACTTCTTAATGTCGCGAGATGGATAACTGATGCTGAGTGTGGTCAATACATTATGCGACAAGCTTATGAAGAGTCCCTTCACAACTGGACAGTTGTTACCTGTTGCGACTCTTACTCCCTCAAGGTTAACGAAGTATATGAAGCCTATTTAAATATCCCATCAATTAAGGCTAAGGATGATTTCTTGATGGAGATTACCACGAACATAAACCGACCCGATTTTTCCATCAAGACCATAGAGGGCAAAAGGGAGTTTTTAAGAAATTTAATTACATATTATATTGTATGCGAGGGCACGTTTTTCTTTAGCGGTTTTGCTATGTTACTAGCCCTTGGTAGGCAGAACAAGCTTCCGGGACTCTCCGACCAAATACGATATACCCTACGAGATGAAAGTCTACATATACAATTTGGAACCTATTTAATTAATACAATTAAAAAACAATATCCATCGGTGTGGACAAAAAAATTCGAAGAAGAAACAGTGGAGCATATCAAAAAAGCTGTAGAGCTTGAGGTAAAATATGCCCACGATGTTCTTCCTCGAGGAATTCTAGGATTAAATGCCGACATGTTTGTTGAGTATATGCAGTATATCGGCAATCGGCGTCTTGAGGGAATTGGGATTGACTTCCA